ACACAAGCTAAAGGTACGATGTCAGCAGTTGCTCCACTTTGTACAGGATAGTTCTTTATCTTAGTTGCATCTGTTGCACCATTGCGTAGTCTTTGTACATTAGGAAATGCAAATTGTCTGCCTGTTACAGTAGTAATATACTTCTTTGCTATAGCTTCCTCTTGTAACTCTTTGTGCCAAGAAGATATTCCTTGATACTTATCCATAAAAGAATTGTTGTATTGAACTTCTGCAGCAGATCCTTTTGTGCCACCATAAAGTGGTCTAAATGTTCTAGCTTTTGCATCTTGTCTGCTTGTTGTTTGCCCTGCTTCAGTCAATACTTTAGCGGTGTATGCATGCACATCAAAACCATCTTCAATTTCTTTTCTACCTACAGCATCATCACTCATCCATACAGCTACCCTAAATTCAAGTTGGCCATAATCAGCTTCTAATATCTTACCACCAGGAAAACGAGATACAACAGCACGCCTTACTAAAGCTGTGCTACCTCGTGGTAAGTTCTGGAAGTTAGGTCTTGATGAAGATAATCTACCTGTGCCTGTTCGCACCTGCGATAGTTGTGGATGTAGTATAGTGTTGATTACATTCTTACGAATGCCTTTACAAAAAGAATTAATGTAAGTGTCAAGTGCATTTATCCTTTGCATGTTACTTAAAAATGTATGTGCTACATCTAAGTTATTCTGTTTAGCAATGGCAGCTAGACCACCTAGTGTGGTTTTATCTGTTGCGAAACCATGTGCTGTCACTTGTTGTATATGTGTTGGTGTAAATTTAAAGCCTGCTATGCTCTTGGTGGCATCATAAAGATAACCAGTGCCAAGGCAATGCTTACACATAGGCTGTACTTTATAAGGAGTTCCATCTTTTTTTATCTTGTGTTGCTTCCCTGTTCCTTTACAGTTAGGGCATTGGCGAACTGTAGTTTGACTGACAATAGTAGTTTGTCTTTTCATGTGGCGATCAAACTCTATCTTAGACATGCGTGGTCTATACTTCTTTTTACCACTAGAGGTAGTGCCTATATTAAATGTTCTTGCCCACTCCTCTTTATCATTAACTCTTCTGGACCATATGATTTCTGATAGTTGTTCAGGTGAGGCTAAGTTGTATGGCCTATCACCCATAACAGCTTTGATAATCTTGGTATTCTGTATGGCTCTTTCTTTTCTTTCTTCTTCATAATCTTTTTGCACCTTGTCTAATGCCTCAACATCAATGGCATTACCATTTCTTTCAATGTCAATAAGAACATCTGTCATATCATTTGATAATTCAATGATGTTTTTTAAGCTAAGATAATCATCTTCTTTCAATAGGTTAGCCTGTGTTTCATACAGTTCTCCACAAGATATGATGTCGTATATATTATACTCTTCAACAATATCTTTTGGCATAGCCTCAAACCCTGTGCCTTTTTTAAAGTAATCTTCAATGAGTTCTGATTTCTTTTGGGTAACTTCCCATCGCTTGCAGCATTCAGCTAACGACAGAGCAAGTTTCTGTCCTCGTGCATAAATATATTCTACTACCATGGTGTCCCAGATAGTGCCATCATAAGTGAAACCACATTCTCTTAGCCAGGACAAATCAAACTTAGCATTGTGTGCTATAAGTAGTGTGGTCTTATCTAAGACATCTTGTAATTCTTTATGGGATTGTTTGGAATCTACAGTCACTTCATTATGATCGAACCAAATAACTTTAGCTTCATCAGGTTTACCGACAGGCATAACACCAACGCATACCATATAGTTATCAGGCTCAAAGGGAGAGGGACTTTTGTTTGTAACAGTTGTTTCAATATCTAAAACTATTTTCATATCATATCCTTATAAGGTGAGGGCAGGCGGCAACAGAAAGGAAATAAAAAATCCGCCTACCCTCGTTCATCAAGAGAGGGAGTAGTCTTTAATGTGTAGCTGACTTAGGGCAAGTCTTAGCTTACTGACATTGTTCAGAACGGAGTTCATCTTATGCTCTCTAGCAGTTGCAGAGAGAGGCAATACTGCATCCTTGATAGATTGAACCATAAGATTTATATCTTCGTCTGTTGCATCAGCAAGACTGTCAACAATCCTAGACCACGCTAATGGTTTAGGGATGTCGGCTCGCACCAAATCAGAGTCATTAATACTCTCTTTGATGTTGTCCCCCTCAATGCCACTTGACTCACTGATAACTACTTCTTTCTGGGGAGGAAGATCAGGTTGGGAAGTAGTATCAAAAATTGTGAAGTCATCTTGTGTGACATCAGGGTTGACACTCAGTGCCTTAGTAAAAGGTTTGGTATCAAACTCTTTTTCATCTAGGCTAAATTCTGCTTCATTATCTTTTATAATTTTCTTTGCATCTTTTGATTTGCGTAATCGTTTCAATGCTTCTGATATGGATTTCACCTCACCTGTTTCAATCCATTGTTCTACGATAGGCTTTGCCATAGCTATCTTTCTATAGTTATGTGCCATCTGTCGACTAAATGGTAACTCATCTGCTACCCATTTACCCCACTTAATATTATTTTGGCTGCAATAATCTTGTGCATCAATAAGTCTGTCACCAATTAGTAGAGCAAGTCTTAATGTTTTGCTTACTAGGTGCTTCATCAGTAGATCACCATCTGTAATTTTTGTTTTAAGATCTTCTAAGTATTCGTGTTTCATAATCATACCTATCTCCTGCATAAAAATATTTACTTGTGTCTATTTCTTGACTAGCTAATTCATACGCTTGTTTATCACTCTCACAAACGTAGCAGTCTTGACACATTTGAATTTCAAGTCTTTCATTATTCTCAGGGCTACCATTACTTTCAACCCAACCTTTTTGACTACAAGTATCACAATTATTTTTCATAACTTTCCTCCTAATCTCTGAAGCATGCTGTATCTGAATCTGCAACACAAGCAAACCTATAATGTGTACCATTGATTTTATTCTTAACTATATTAATCCATCGCATATTGGTATCTCCTTCTTCTACATTCTCTTTACCAATAAGTATAATAAGATCAGCTTCACCTGCCTTACCTGTCTTTGAGCCTGACATCATGCCATAATCTAAACTTGTCCGGCCTTCTGCATCAGCAGACAATTGATTAAAGCCCATAAACACACAGTCATATCTCTTAGCTATTGACCTGGCTTGACCATATAATTCTGTAAGTCTTAAATCCTCTCGTGCAAATGAGCCAGAGAGAGGAACTTTATCTAGTATATCTACACATACCACATCAGGTCTTTCCGTTTCAATCTTCATCTCGATTTCACCTAGTGTCATCTGATCTCCATCAAGTACAAGTAGGTTGTCTTGTATCTTAGACCATCGTGTCTTTAATTCGTCAGGATATTTAGAGAGATTGCGTGTAGATATTTGTGTAGCAGCAGACATCATTCTATAGGTATGTCTTCTAGCGAGTTCTTCATTCGTGATGCATAATACTTTAGCACCTTGATCTAGGAAACCACCTGCACCTGCAACTGAGTAATGCCAGAACATAGACTTACCTACATTAGGCCTTGCTCCAAAGATACAGAGCATACCTTTCTGCATACCTGGAACTAATTTATGTAAGGAAGGAAGGTTAAAGGTATAGTGATACTCATCATCCATACCCTCTAATAAGGAATCAATATCTAAATCAAGGACTCTTTCATCGCCTGTGTGCGTAGCTGCATGTATCTTCTTTAAGTCTTCTAGTTTGTTTATAATAGGGTAAGGATCATAGTGATCACCACTTACCACCTTGACTGCTTCTTCAGCTACTTCTCTTGCACCCTGTTGTATAGAAAGTTTACGAACAATATCTCTAGCCACATCAATACCAATGTCCTCAACCTTAGACATGTTGTCAAACACAGCTTGGACCTGGGCAACTTTAGCTGATGATAGGTGTGGGTTAGATGATAGGTAATGTTTAGCAACTTCAGTAAGACTAAGATCTCTTTCGTATTCATCATAGGCTGCATAGATTGCATCCTTTACATTCTTTGTGCCATTTAAAAATACATTATCTGATACATCTCTAACTTCTCTAGCGAAGCTACGATCTGTTGCTATCTTTCTTAATAATTCTCTGTATACATCCATCTGTTTTCCTTTACTGTATGTTTAATTGTTTCTTTGCTTCATCCTCTTTGAAGTATTTTAAATCATCTTTAATTATTGCTATACGACTGTTCGTATACAATGACAAGACTTTTTGTATATCAAATGATTTTAATGTTGCATCAGGATCTAATGCCACAATAACTTCTTTATATTTCTTGATAACTTCTACATGACTATCCAATAAGGTTGTCCCTAGAAGTGCTATGCCTGTGCAGAAAGTAGAAACATTTGTTGCAGATGTAGCATCCTCAACTATCACTGCTGTATCACTGCTGCCTATAACAAATGGGTATCCTGCATCATCATATCTCCACCACTTAGGTTGTTGACTTGGGTTCAATGCTCTGCCAACTGCACCAACTACCTCACCATCATATAAAGTAGTGAAGACTAATCGATGTGTTGTCACATCATAATAGAATCTACTCTTATGTCTTTCATATGCTTTCATACAATTAAATTTTTCTAAATACTTTAATGCATCTTGTGATCGTGCAGCTTCTACAAAGTATTCTGGAAAGTGAAAGCTAGGTTTATCCACCTGGTTGTCAAATGTATTTGACAATATATCTTTAATTTGTTCAACACTCAGTGCCTCTTCAGTGCTACCTTTAGCATCGCAGCTTGCAGAAAAACAATGCCACAATAAAAAACCCCCACGCTTAGTTACCGAGAGGGTTCTGTCTTTACCACAAAATAGACAATCAATTCTTCTATGAGTATCGTCTTCTAAATTTAAATCTTTTATTTTTTCTAATTGTTTTGTTCTGTTCAATGCCATTCTGTTTAGGCCTTGGTTATTTATTTTTTTAAACCATCACTGTATAAATTATTAAATGTTATCTCAGGATCTGTATAGCTTTCGTGTCCCTCACTGCTATGAGTCCATTGACTAGGTGCAAAGTCAGGTGCACCCTCTCCTGTTCGCCATAGTGCAGGACTTGTTGCTCTCACTCTATTGTTAGGCAAGGCAACTATATTACCTGTCCACTTACCCTCAGTAAGATATAGCACATGGCTTTGTTTGTGTTGATCAGGACTATCTGCTATGGAATGCTGCGTATAGTCAATTGTAAATATGTAGCGAGCCTGATAAAATTCATTATCTATTTTAGCAAGCCAAGGGGATGATGATAATCTATCCATGATGATCAGTTCATGGTGTCTAGACATACAATCCCATGGCTGACAGATATGATCTTCCATTCTATCAGGCCACTCATCTAAAGGGATATCCATAACTAGTGCTTGTATAGGCAGCCTTGCCCACATAGCACCACCATGAATGTTAGGTAAGTCTTCATCAAAATCTATTTCACACCCTGTGAATACCACCTGGAAAGATAGCGATCTATCAGGCATAGTGTTCACTGCTATTACTAGTGCATGTAAAAATTCACCATGATAATTTTGATGATTGTTTGTAAATTCTTTCCTTACCCAAACTTTAAGTCCATAAGGAACATTAGATATTAAATAAGACATTACTTATTATCTCTTTCTTACTCCGCCCCTGTTCATACCTTTAGTTTTTTTCTTAGCCCTCTTAGCCATGCCGCCTTTAGCATAACCTTTGGCTCTGCCTTTGGTTTTCTTTCTTCCAACCATTTCTTTCTCCTATATATATATAGTTACAGGTTAGTGGGTATTACCCCTCCAACCCTGTTGGACACAGTTATACTTATGATTTTAGATCTGTCAACTACAATCTGTAATTTTCATATTAGCTAGTGATATTTGGTGTTGAGCCTTGTCGATATGTAGACATATATCTACCAGGTCTTTATCAGATAAATCACTTCTTACTATCTTTCGATTTATATGTTCAAGTGATCTATACTGATCTCTTAATTCTTCTAGTATATCATCCATATGTTTCCTCCATAGTTAAAAAACTGTCCATCTCAGAGGTCTTCTGACTTATACTTCTAAGCCTTTTAACCTTGCTGTGAACAAGCTGAATAGGTGCTTCGTACCCTTGGGTATTCAAGTAGCTGCAATAGAATACAAAGATTATGTTAATCGCTATATGCTTTCAATCATTACTCATATACCCCTCCATAAAAAAGTGGCAACTAAGTTTTTCTCAATTGCCACTAGTCTAGATAAGGATGTAAGATACATTTATACTTAAAATAAATGTAAAAACAATCTTGACATTTACTTTTTTATTTATCCATAAAGTTGTATTTTGGTAGTGTGATAGGCACTTTTCTTTTGGCCACACTCTTACGAATATTATCTCTTCGTTGCTTATTCATGTATGCATATTCCTCAACAGTCATATCACTATCCGTTCCTGATACTCTATGTTTAGTTTCCATACTCATGCTAACCTCCTATATATGTTATTAATAATATGGTTATTGCTAGTAGCAGCGACACTGCCACCACTATAAATAATATAAGGTCTTCCTTAAACTTTCTCATTTAAATCTCCATGTTCTTTAGTATATGTTCAATAACTCTTACAGTAAATCCATTACCAAGCATCTTGTATCTCTGTGTATTTGATACTCCCTCAGTATAGTTATCTGGAAATGTCTGTAGTCTTTCGCATTCCAATGGTGTTAACTTACGCCAGGTTAGTTCTTCTTCTTGCTCTATCTGTATTGTATGTTGCTTAGAAGTGTTAGCAGTTATGGTATTAGACTTATCATCTTTTCTTTCTACTAAATGTCTCATGTGTCTAGGCGACCAATCCTTACCTGTCTTTTTCTTATGCTCTCGTCTTATCTTGTTAGCTTCAGGTGTTCTCACCTCAGTCATGGATTTAACAGATATCGTATGGTCTTTATTTAAAGATGGTGTAAGAGTTCCAACCTTACCATCCTCTCTAGGCACTAACTCTTTTGCTCTGAAAGGTGTATGATCTTTTCCTGTTTCCTTTCTAATTCTTTTTCTTTCTTCTTTAGCTTCTTTTGTTCTGACTTCTCTATAAGATGTAACAGCAACTTTAGGTTCTCTATGACCACCACCCATTGTTGTAAGTGTAGGTGACTTACCATTCTCTGAGTATACTCGCTTAATAATATCGTAACCTTTTAAATCTGCGGCAACCCCAACTTGTTTAGGTGTATCGTAAGTAGGGATCATCGTTCTCTGTTTCTTTTCAATACTATTCCAAGCTACAGCACCTTGATAGGTAGCAGTTAAAGCATAAGACTTACCATCCTTTGTTGTCATCTTATCAAACTCTTTATCAAAAACTAATTGTCTTCTTGATTTCTCAAAATAGTTCTTTGGGTTGCCACCTTTATAGTAGTTAGCGTCAATACAATAACTCTTATCTCTATCAGCTACAAAGCTATCTTCCAACACATCTCTTAATACAATACCAAGATCTTCAGGTTGCTCTATGTTGGGTATGTTAGTCCAATATAATCTCTGTCTATTCTGTGCTGAAACAAGTGCAGAGTTAATGAGAATAGGTTCGATACTAAATAACCCACCACTTGTATACTCAGGATAAACAGATGATATCTGTTCTGATATAACATCCTGAAACTCTTTCTTCATTCTTACATTCTCAAGTAAAAAGTATTTAGGTTTTACTTCCCTTAGTATTCTAATAAACTCAAAAAACAATGCAGATCGTGGATCATCAAATGCTAATTGTTTTCCTGCAAAAGAAAATCCCTGACAAGGACTGCCTGCTACAACTAAATCAATCTCAGGTAAGTCTTTACCTTTGATATCTTTAACATCACCAAGCTGTATTGTATCTGGGAAATTCTTTTGAGTAATCTTGATAGCATACTTATCTATCTCACTTGCATAGTATTTATCTACTGCTATGCCTGAGTTATATAAAGCCATCTGTGTGCCACTCATTCCATCGAAGAGACTAAGCACATTAAGTTTCTTTTCTAACCCCATAATATTCCTCCATAAAATAGG